ATCTTCATAGCGCCTGAGTTGGCTGAGGCCATATGAAACTCGTCGACTACTAAGAAGAGTGCTTGTCGCATGTACAGGTTGAATTGCTCTTCGATGTTTTGTAATGCACGCATTGGTACGTGCTCGTTACCGAACAGGGGTCTGAGCACCTTGGTGTAGAAGATACCTTTACCAGTACCAGGGACACCTTGCAGTACCCAAGCAGTCATCGCCTTCTTACGGGTCTGGAATATATAAGCAAGCCAGTTGGTGAAGTGCTCAACTTCGAGGTTTTGTCCTCCTAAGATGTGAGTCATCAACTTATAGATTAGTGGGCAGGAGTCCGCGATCTTAGCTGCGTCACCCATGCTAAGCGGTTCGTGCTCACGCTTTGACAAAAGGTATTCTGTTTTACGGAACATGTTTACAAAGTACGGAACGGTTGACAGGTTGACTGCTGCTTCGTCACTTGCTGGATCGAATACGACTCTTGCGTCTGGCACAAAGTCAGGCCGACTTCTGCCGTGTGAGCGCATGAACCCTTCTATACTAGATGATGCGCAAGGCATTAGCGGGAAGTCTTCACTGAATTGATTAAGGTTTGGGTCGAACACACCGTTGTAATGTGTGTCTGTGTAGTAGTCACGCAAAGCAACTGGGAACGTAGCCCTACCTTCTTTAGCCATTTCTTCTTGGTATACATCGAAGAGCGTCTTGTAGAAGTCAGGATCTGCTTGCTCGATAGACCAAATAGGTTCGCCTTTAAAGTTGAACATGTACGTTGGATCTTCGAGTTTGAAGTAGTAGGCGTTGCTGTCTCCGCCGTTTACATTACACCGAATGTATGGAGGGTTTGTATCGTCGGTGATCTGTATTGACATACGATCTGGGTTAGTCAGAATTTCTTCTGATTTGTTATCTACAGTTGCAATAGTGAGGCGTTCTTTTTTTGCATTGAAGCCACGTTTTACACGTAGTTTGTTCTTATGCTCGTTGCTCCTTTGATGGACCACCTCGGGGCTGATGTCACTCATCAGCTTACCTAGATCCAGTGTGTCAGTAATACCGGAAACACGCACGATCCGCTCATCGCAATCGGTGAACGGATCGTGGGTTCCGTCTTCAAAGGTAGGAGGAGCAATGAAGATTAGTTTTGAGTTGTCAGCTACGCTGATGTCTAGTGGGTACTTGAGAGAGTGCCCGTTAGACGACAGTTCTAGTTGTGATGAGAAGAGCTTAGACTCGAAGTTGCAGTGCTGGAACCAAAGCTTCATGGCTTTTGCAGGTAACGCATGGCTTAGCAGTATGAATATATGTAGCGAAACTTTCTCGCCTTTGAGTCCAAGGCTGGCTGACGCTTGCGCAATGAAGCTGCAGTCTTGTACGGCTGCTGGAAGCTCGCGCATCACTACTTTTGCTAGTTTGCTGATATCGGTGCTATTAAACGTCTTTGGGTTTGTATGCCCTGGGATCGTAATGCCGTCGATGTCTAGTACAAGTAGATTGGAGTACGCAACACGGTCAGTCTTGCCCGCGCGCGACTCGTTTTCTAGTGGGCGTTTAAGTCCACCTTTTAGTAGACAGTGACCGTTTGTTGAGTGGTCACGCATTAGCCGCTCAAGCATTGCTAAGCCAGTGCCGTCTAAAGGTATGGTGTGTTCGTGCGATGTTACGTTCTTAACGTGAGGGTATGGGGTGAACCCATTTATTACGGAGTGGTGTTTGCTTAACCGCTGTCCGCTAGCGGCTTCTAAGAATGTTAATTGCATGGCTCCTCCTACAGAGCTTTAGCATAACAGTATTATAATACTGCTGCTATTATTAATTGTCGAAGGAGGTCGCTTTGTTGAAAATTTCTAACCGATCGATCTTTATGTCTTCGGGGGCTTCAAATGTGAGCCTGACTTGATTACGATCTATTTTAGATACTTTAACTTTCGCCAAAACGCCTTGTTCGTCATGGATAATGACTTCTTCGTCGAGCTTCCGTGTTAGTACTAGTCTTGGCATAATTATTTACTGTATCGGGTATCGTACCCGCCCTCCGCGTCGAGCGGAATGTCTGGAGCCCAGCTGGGTGGTGTACACATATGTCTTATGAGTTTCTCCATTGTAGCATCTGGATTAATAGCTGCGCTAATTAAAACGATTTCATCGTGTACTGTCAGTACTACGTCTGCATCCAGGTCTTTGTCTGCTTGTATACGCAACATTGCGTCGGTAACAATCAGGCGAGATAGCGCCTGCACTACGTTTTCTGTAATGCGGCCCCCCCATGTTGATTCTGTGGTGCGGGACTCATACGTTAACTTGTTATCTTGAAAACGCAGGTCGTTGTAGTGAAGAGCAAGGCCGTTAGGCAGATGTATCTTACCTTTCTCGAAAGTAAGGCACCTCCATTGCTCGTAGTAATTCTGGTTTATGGTACTCGCTAGCTTTGTCTCTAGCTTTTTCCATAGGGAAGGCACACCAGAGTATGTACTGCGGTATGTATTTACAACGTCATACGCCTCATTAGTACTGAACTTCATGGGCGGCCCCATAGCACCAGCCTCCAATGTGGCTTGGAACTTGGGTGCGCCCATGCCGTAGCCTAGACCAAGCACAGCGGTCTTGCCGACAAACCGTTCGGTAGGGTCTTTGACTTTATCGATAGGGCGTCCATATATAATGGTCGCTAAATTGCTATAAATGTCATCGCCTTCTCTGAACTGTGCAAGCAGATCTTGCTCGTCAGCTAACCATGCGAGCATGCGTGCCTCGATGTTAGATAAGTCGGCAACGAAGACGAGCTTGCCTGGTGGTGACTGCAGCGCGAGTCGCAACGGTGATTTACGTGGCATGTTCTGCATGTTGATCTTTTCTGTACCACCGAAGCGGCCAGTGTGAGCTGCGTAGTAGCGCAGTGGTACAGAAATAGTGCCGTCATCGTGCGTTGCGTCGATGAAGCGCTGCGCCCTGGTCTCGTTGATGCGACTCTTAACAGCTTTGCGTGCGTCCCAGATTAGCTTGTGTTCAGGGTACATCGCTTGCATCTGAGTGAACGCTTTGTCGTTCTTCCCTAGAGCAGGGATGTTTTCACCTGTGGTTGGGCTAACTTTGGTCGGCGGTATAATCTTGAGAGTTTCGTTAATGTATACAGCGAACTGCTGATTGGAGCTAAGTACCTTGCGGTCGACGCCCCCAGCCAAGATGGCTGCTTCACTAGCTGCGATAGTGTCGTCACGGAACGTGACTAACGCTTCACGGTCCACGATCAGCTTGGGTTCGCAAAACATACGACATGTCATGTCGATAAGATCAAGCTCACTCAGAGGCATCTCATTGATCATCTTTCTATAGAGGGCATATGTTAAGTCGACATCTTGTATACAGTAGCCTGCAAGGGCTTGCTCTGTATCAGGGTCGAGGTCATACATGCCTTTGGCGTCGATGAGTTCGTCACCTTTGCGCATTGATTCGTCGTCTGGGAAGTGCCGAATGGCACAGTCTTTAAGGCGGGCTGATTGACCAGGCGCGAGAGCGCGGGACATTGAGGCAGTATCTACATAGTATTTAGGTATGACACCGTAGTGGCGGGTTAGTATATAGCCATCGAAAGGGGTGTTGTGGCACACAACTGTCGCGTCACTCCAGTCGATGTCATTGATCGCGGCTTGTGCTTCGTCTTCACCGAACCATTCTGTTGCATCATGATCTATCTTGATGCCCACGCCCCACACTTTAAATTGTGCGTGTCGGACGTAGTCCATCGTTGTCATTTTTGTAAGGGACATTTTGCTGTCGAAATATGTTTCGAAATCTAATGTTATGAGCATCTAACTAACCTTTTTCTAAGCCATTTGTCGTTAAGCTGTTGAAGGGCTAACAGCTTGTTTTCTTTTTTACGATGCCGAGTTTGACTCGTTGGTTTGTTTGTCATCAAAACGGCAACTCCGAGTTTTTTGCATCGGTTTCGTACTGGGCATAGATTTCACCCTCTATATTTTTAAACTGTGAGAGTAGTTCGTTATACAGGGTAGGTTGGCGGGACTTAATCCAGACAGCAGCGAACGCCAGGAACTCAGGGTGCGTGTTGTCTTTGTTAAAGGTAGTTGCGTGCTCTAGGTACTCTTTGGTATCCATTTTCATACTCCGTTATGTTTGTTTTCTAAATATCTCCAGTACTGCACACCGTCGCCATTTGTTGTCGTTATACTGATCCTCAGTAATGACATACATACGGTTGGGTGTGTGTTCGATGATTACGATGTACACAGTTTTTCTGAGCGTGTGCTGAATGAAGTCAGCTTCGCCCACTGCGCTTTCGTGGCATGTAAAGTACGACATTACGTTTTACTGAGGGTGGTAATTAATTTGGTTAAATACCACTGCGCTTTTTGAAGGTCTTGTACTTGTAATTCAGGATCATCTGCGTTTTTGTATCGAAAGCGGTGAAGGTATTTTTTGATTGAGCCTTCAAGGTAAGATGTAAACCCTTCGCCTAGCGTATCTTCTAGATAGTCAATGCACTCTATAGTGCCGTGATTGTAGTGCGGAGGGCGGTCTACTAGATTCACAGGTGTGATGTCCGGCTGTACGGTAATGTTATCTCGCTCAATAGCAGGGTGAGCTTTTTGAAGGCGGTCCCAATCTCTTGGTGTTGCGGCATTGATTGTCATGGTTAC